CGGCCGCGCAGCGGCCCGGGGCGATCGTGCTCCCGCCGAGCCCTGCGCCCGCCGCGGGCGCCGCCGCCGGCGCCACCCTCGGGGCGGCGCCGCCCACGACTCCGCCCACGACTCCGCCCCCGGCCGCGCCGGCGCCCGCCGTGGCGGCGCCCGGGCCGGTGTCCGCGTTCGGCAACGGCACGTGGCTGGTCGGCGCCGAGCTCGTGCCCAACCGGTACCGCAGCCCGGGCAGTGACGGCAGCATCGGCTACTGCTACTACGACGTGACCGACGCGAACGGCAAGATCGTCGATCAGGGTGTCGTTCCCGACGGGCCTGCCCGGGTCGACCTGCGGCGCCGCGCCGGGGACACGTTCACCTCGACGGCCTGCCTCGGCTGGGTGAAGGGATGACCCGGCCCTGCGTGTGGCCGATCAACGCCGACCGCGGGCGGGCAGGCTGATGCCGTTCTGGAAGAGCAAGCCGCCCATGGACGACGAGGGCCGGGACAACGATCTCGTGAATGAGCCACCGGAGGGCGAACAGACAGGGACCGTGCACCGCATGCAGGTGTTCGACAACACCGGCCTGCCCTCGCACAAGCAGATCTGCCACTGCCAGCTGAACAGGGACCACTGATGTACATGTCCGCGACGGTGTACCTCGAGCAGGGTGTCGAGTTCCAGATCGTCGCGCCGGGTGATGGCACCGATCCGGCGATCGTGGTCTCGCAGGGCATGTCGAACCTGTTCCTCGGGCTCGTTGACCGGGACGCGGCGATCGGGCTGCGTGACGCCATCGACACCGCGCTTGCCGCAGTGGCGGAGGTCGACGACCCGGCGCCCGTGCTGGGCCCGGCGCCGGGCGGGTGATGCCCCGCCCGCCCGCACCGCCGCCGCCGCAGCCGGCGAAGTGCCCGCCGCACCGGTGGGTGGTGGTCAACGGGCCGGACGGGCAACCCGCCGGGACAGCATGCGCGAACGGCTGCGGGGGATGGATCCCCCGATGATCGAGAGGACCAGGCCATGACGATGCAGGTGACCCGGCAGGACTTCCCGGGCGGTGAGCGATCGGACTTCGTCGAGATCGTCGACGATGGCGGCGAGCGGATGTTCGTCGAGGTGGAGTCATTCGACGACTTCGTCCGGCGCGCGAAGGCCGGTGAGTTCGACCGGAAGTTCGACCCGACGACCGGAGCGTTCACCGGGGGTGGGACAGCCCCCCGATGAAACAGTGCAAGTCGTGCGGCAAGAGCATCGGCGAGTGCCAGGCCAGTCAAGCCCACAAGGGCGAGGCCTGTTGCGGCGGGTGCGACCACAGCGAGTAGTGACAGAACGGCCCCCCTCGGGATCCGAGGGGGGCCGTTCTGCGTGCGGGGGTCATTCCCGTGTGTAGGACCGGGACGCTACCACCGCCCGCTGTACTGCGAGATGAACGGCGGGTTGCTCGGCAGGCCAGCCGACAGCAGCACCGCCGCCGCCACCGCCGCGCCGGCCGGGGTCTGCCCGGCCGTCGGGTTCGACGTCCCCGACGAGTTCAACCGGTACGCGAACACGTTCGTGAACGCGGTGTCGTGGTTGTACAGGAACCCCGACGTCGCCCCGTCCAGGCCCTGCGCCTGCGGCAACGCGCACCCGGCGTACAACTCGCCGGTGCCCGACGCCACCAGCGACGGGTAGGTCATCGTCGTCGACGACGCGTTCGATGTGGTGCCCTGCGCGTCGACTGTCCACACGGTCGCCGCGCCCAGCCCGGCGGTGAACATCCACCCGTCGAACTCGCGCTGCGTCGACCCGATCGCCGCCGAGTACGTCGCGGTCAGCGTCGACGACCCGGTCGCGCCGGCCTTCGCCCAGAACAGCGCCCCCGAACCGGCGAACGCCCCGGACGCGATCGGCCCGGTCGTGGAGAACGCGCCCATCGAGTTCGTCCCCGACATCCCGGTCGGGGTGATCGTCGCGGACGCGGTCGCCGCGAACATGACGACGATGTCCCCGACGTTCGCGACCGTCACCGCGATGGTCGACACGGTGGTCGAGTTCGCGTTCAGGAACGAGCCCGTCGTCGTGATCGCCACGGGTCAGCCCAGGGCCTGTTGCGTGGTGGCCACCCGGAACCCGTCGTGGTGCACCACCCCGACACCGTTGATCGCGGCGTCACGGTAGTAGGTCAGCATCGGCCGGTTCCCCGGGTCGCCCGGGTAGATGTCGGAGATGTGGCAGGTCTGCGTGCCGGCGCAGGTGCCGTTGCTGTTCTCCGGTGGGGTCGCGGTGAACGTCTGGCGCACCCCGTCACGCCACAGCTCGACCAGCCCGATGTTCGCGTTGCTGCTCCAGCGCACGTGGACCTGGTAGGCGTGCCACACGCCCTTGTCCAGCGGCCCGGTCCACACGTTCGTGATCCCGGTGTACGGCTGGTTCGGCCGCGGCCGGGTCTCCAGGACGATGTTGTTGTTCTCGGCGAGGAAGTTCAGCGGCGGTGACCCGTCGACGGTCGAGTGCCACTGCATCAGGACCTGCCACGAGTTCGACGTCGGGAACTGGGTGTCGACCTTGACGTCCCACGAGTACCAGAGGTCGCGGCCCTCGGTCTCGTTCGACGGGCCGACCAGCTGCGCCCGCTCACCGCAGCAGAACGGCTGGTCCCCGTCGTGGACCTCGAGCCGGGCCGCGCTGTTGCCCTGGAAGCCGGGGTGCTCGATGGTCAGGGCGTAGTCGCCGCCGGGCATCCCGGTGCACGGGTTGTTGTAGACGTGGGTCTGGCACAGCGGCCACTGGTTGAAGTTCCCGGTCTCGAAGTCGCCGTTGAATAGCACCGTGCCCGGCGGCGGCCCGGCGGTGGTGGTGGGCGGCACCGTGGTGGGCGGCACCGTGGTGGGTGGCACGGTGGTGGGTGGCACCGTGGTGGTCGGCGGCGGCGGGGTCGCCTTCGGCAGGTAGGTGCACATCGTGGTCGCGATTCCGGACCCGGCGTCGAGGCCCTGCGCGCGCACGATCACGTCGGCGACCGTCGCGGCCGGCGGCGCGGTCTCGGTGGCCGCGATCCGCAGGTACGGGCGGGCCCCGTCGACGTCGAACCAGGCGCCGTCGTCGTGGCCGACCAGCGCGGCGCCGGCGAGCCAGTCGACCTCGACGCGGGCCTGCGCCGGGTCACCGCCGGTGCGGACGTCCGCGGAGAACTCCCACGTCTGCCCGGCGGCGACCGGGCGGGGCGGCAGCCCGATCCCGACCGGGCCGGTGTTGTCGCCGTTGCGGGCGTTGTAGTCCCAGCCGGCGACGACGTGGTCGCCGGGCAGTCCGCGGGCCGCGGTCATCCCGGGTGTCAGCGTCGACCAGCCGGCTGTGTCGGTCTCCAGGATCGGGTTCCCGCAGCCGTTGACCGGTGTGCCGTACGGGTTGAACCCTGGCAGCGGGCCCGTCTGGGTGGGGGCCGCGGCGGCGCTGAGGCCAGCGGCTGTGATCGCGAGGACGGCCACGGCGCACACGACGCCGGCGACCCCCCGCTTCCGGATCATCATGATGGGGCTTCCTGCTCAGGGGGTCGAGCTCGGGTAGGTCGGGGACTGGCCGGGGGGCAGCGCGTCCGGGTCGGCGCGCGGGGTGTGCCGGGCCAGCCACCCGGCGGCGAACGTCGACCCGGTCACGATGATCAGGTCGGCGAGGCCTGCGACCGGGGCGGGGACGGCGTCGGTGACGAACACGTAGGTGTCCAGCGCCCACAGCACCGCCGAGGACACCGCGGCCGCGATCGCCGCTGCGGTCACCTTCGCCTCGACCGGGCCGGTGGACACGCTCACTTCCCCTTCACCAGCAGCGCCACGGCGGGCTGCACACCCGGGTGCGCGCGCCTGCCCTCCACGGTGAACCCGCGCGTCCCGGCCGGGAGCTCCCAGTTGTCCACGCCGGGCGGGGCCTCACCGATCGGGGCGTTCGCGTTCCACGCGACGACCCGCCATCCGGCGACCTGCCCCCAGTACGCCACCCACCGCACGAACGCCCGGTCGATGACCAGGCTGTTCGTCGCTGTCTCGGCCGGGCACGACCCCCGGAAGTTCAGGCCGTCGGGGTCGGGCTCGAAGTGGTCGTCGTAGTAGCGCAGCTCGATCAGGTCCATGGTGTCCTCCGCAGTCGGGGTGGGCAGGGTCGACCCGGCGGCGATCTGCCGGGCCAGTTCGATGACGTGCGGGACCTGCGCGATGCGCCGGTCTCCGGGGCACACCTTCCCCGGTGCGGCCGACCACAGCTCCCCGCCGGGCACCCGGTAGGGGTCGCAGCCCAGCCGGTGGTAGCCGACGCCGCGACGCTCAGGGCGGGAGTCGGGGATCAGCTGCAGCGGGATGTCGTAGTACACGGCCAGGGCGGCGGTGATGACGGCGAGTTCCTCGACCTGCGCGGGTGTCCACGCCGGTACCTGCGCGCCGTCGCGGGCGTCCCACACCGGGAACTCGGGGCCCATGTCGGCGGTCTCGATCGACACGATGCGGCGGTTCCCGTTCAGGTTCGCGTCGGCCTGGTAGTCGGTGTGCTGCCACTGGTAGGTGGTGCCGTCGCCGCCGACACCGAAGTGGGATTCGTTGCCGCGGTAGCCCCCGGCCCGGAACATGGCGTCGGTCCCGGGGAGGGTCCCGACCATCGTGTGGTAGCAGATGATGTCGTGGGAGATCAGCCGTGGTTGCGTCTGCGGGCCCAGCGGCCGCCAGTCCCCGACGCGGACGTTCACCGGTCGGCCCTCCCGGTCAGTGCGTCGATCTCCGCCACGGTGACGAGGTAGGGCCCGACCTGCCTGCCCGGTCGGGTGGCATCTCCGCCGTCGTCGAACCGGTCGGCCAGCGCGGCTGGCGCCATCGGGTTCGTTCCGACCCGATCACACCACGCGGCGTACGCGGCGACCTCGAGCTGCCGACGGCGGGTCACCGGTGCCCGACCCAGCGGCCGAGGTCGCGGGCGTGGCGGGCGTCGTCGAGGGCGTGATGGATGTTCCCGACCTTCGGGCCCGGGTCACCGGCCGGCATCTTCTCGATCTCCTGCTGCAGGTCGTGGGTGAACATCGGCAGCCGCATCGGCAGGTCGGCCATGGTGCCCCACAGCTGGCAGAGCACGACGTGGTCGTACGCCGCGTAGTCCGCCCACAGCTCGGGTGTCTCGCCGTCGGCGAGCAGGAACGCCCGGACCTCGTGCGCGATCCGCTCGCGGCTGCGGACCGTGGGGTTCAGCAGGTCCAGGCGGGCGGCCGCCGCCGCGCCGCCGCCGGCGGCGCTGATCTTGGGTAGCTGCGGCCACACGTTGTCCCGTAGCCACGGGTGCGTCCGCACCCGGTCGACGGGCATGTCGGCGTTGACCGCGTAGTACTCGCGGTTGTACTGCGTGACCAGCCCGATCGAGATGAGGTCGATGGTGCGGCCGTCCTCGATGAACTCGGTGTCGTAGTAGATCCTCACGGGGCGGGGTCTCCTCCGGGTCGTATGTGCTGGCGGGTGCACTATCCCTCGCCGGGGCGGCGCTCGTATCGTCGAGGACAGCCGCCCGGCGTGTAGGGCCGGGCGGTGACGGGTGGTGGCCGGGTCGGGCGAGAGCCTGTTCACCGACCACCACCCCGCGTTCAGCGCCGCCGCCGGCGGGCGGCCTGCTCCTGCTGGATCGCCGGGGGGCGGGGCATCGGCGGCACCGCGAGCCCCGCACCGCGGATGATGTCCGCCAAGGTCTCGACGTGCGCGGTGAGCCGGTCGATCTTCTCCAGGGCCTCGTCGAGTTCCTCTTGCATCCGGTCAATCACTCTCTCGTACGGCTGCACCAGCGACACCTGCGTCGAGGCGCGGCGGTGGTAGGCCTCGGAGAACGCGGCGTCGGCCTCGGCGTCGGTCCGGCCGGACTCGGAGATCAGCTTTCGTTTCTGGGCGCGGACCGTGAACAGCGACACCACACCCGCCAGCCCGCCCAGACCAACCAGGATCTGCACGATCAGGTTGACGACCTGCTCAGACGCCACCGGGGCCGCCGTCGCGGTCACCGTCGCGTCCGGGTCTACCGGTGGCGCGCAGCTCGGCGGGCAGCGCGGCGAGGTCACGGCGGATCTGCACGACCCGGAACAGGTTCGACACCGCGAAGCACAGCGGCAGGCACGCGAGCGCCCACCCGGACATGCCGCGGTTCCCGACGATCGCGACCGCGTACGCGGCGAACCATGCGGCCTGCACGGACAACCCGATCCTTTCGATCAGCAGCCCTTCGAGTCGGTAGCGGGCGACTCCGTAGAGGGTGAGCGCCCCGGACGCGACGAGACCAGCGAAGTACAGGGCGTCGTAGGGCGGCGGGAACACCTCGTTGATCACCGGGCTGATCGACTGGTCGAGCAGCAGACCAGTCAGCCCGATGATGATCGCGGTGATGCACACGAGGACCTCGTGGCTGGATCGGCCGGTGCGGATCACCGCGGTCCGGGGCCGGTCCAGCCATGCGCGGACCCGGCCGGGCCGGGTCCACCGCCGCCACGACGTCATCCCGGCATGGTGTCGGGATGTCGGTACACGCGGTAGGCGTCGACCAGCATCACCCCGGGGCCCGTGGTCTTCGCGCTCTCGGGGAACCAGTCCAGCTGGATGGTGCCGTGCATCGCCCCGAACGCGCCGTAGTTGAAGTGCGCCTGGTTCGTGTCGGTGAAAAACAGCATCCCGTCGCACCAGCCGCGGACCCCGGTGCGGCACCACTCCATCTCGTACCAGTGCCACTGCGTCACGTCGACGTCCAGGGCGCCGGTGGTCTGCTCGGTGCTCAACCCGCCGCTGCTGGAGTAGTGCAGGAAGAACTGCATGCGGTTCGCGCCGCACTTGCCCTCGGCGTAGTCGATCTCCCCGCCGCCCTTGGACCAGTTCTCGGCGTGCGGCCAGGTCAGCAGCACCGGGTGCCAGCGGGGATCCCCGGACGGCACCTTCATCCGGGCGGCCCACCGCCCGAACCGCTGTGCTCGCTTGTTGGCCATGCCGCCGGTCGTGCCCTCCGCGGTGCCGTCAACGCGCAGCGCCCGCCCACCCAACGCGGTCGGATCGTCGACGAACGAGAACTGCCCGGGCCGGCGCAGCCCCTTGCCGCCGTGCCCCACCGAGTCGTACGGCGACCAGCGGTCCGGGTCGAGCGGCCCGGTGAAGTCGTCGCGGTGCACCTCCATCGGGACCCACCCGTCCGCGACCGCGCGCGGGCCGTGCTGCCCGCTTCCGGTGGGCAGCGGCGGCGGGCCCGGCGGCTCGGGGATGGTGCTCGCCACGATGGTGACGACGCTGCCGCCGTCGGGGACCAGCGCGATGGTGTACGCGGTCGCGGGGTGCAGCGACCCGAACGTGAGGTGATCCGCCGTCCCGGGCAGCGTCGTCGACCACGCCGCGGTGCCCTTCGTGTCGGTCTTGTCGCGCCCGATGGTCCACTTCGCGACGTCGGCCCGGTCGGTCTCCCACGCCACCGTGACCGAGCTCGACGTCGCCTCGGTGACCTTCATCGTGACGGTGCCGGGGATCGGCGGGTCGACCTGCCCGAGCAGGGTGACGAGGTCGGCAGCCTGCAGTGACAGTGCGCCGGCCTGGCGGGCGAGAGCACCGGCAGCGCCGGCGACGTCGAGAGCGGCCGCGCGGATCGCGTCGTTGTTGACCATGCGGGGGAGTCCTTCCGGGGCGGAGCGTGCGGGCGGGGTCTGGGCCCACGTCAGTAGTAGATCATCCAGTTCAGGGCCATGGACACCTGTCGGTTCTCGTGGGCGCCGCTACCACCGATGGTCGACTCGGTGATCGACACGGTGTGGGAGTGCGAGCCCTGGGTGTCGGTGCCGAACCCGTGGGAGTGGTCGCCGGGGAAGTTGTTGTACGACGCCGGCAGGGTGACCCCGGAGCCGGGGGGGACGACGTTCGTGGTGCCGGTGGTGTGCCCGCCGTGGTTCCCGGAGTTCCCGGTGGTGCCGCCGTGGGAGTGCGACCCGGCGGAGTTCGTGCCGGACCCGGTGACGTTGTGGTCGTGGCCGGGCATCTCCCCGGTCGTCAGGGTGTGCCGGGCCTCGCCGACCATCGCCCCGAGAGCGTAGGTGTCGGCGCCGAACGTCCCCACCCCGACGATGACCTTCCCACCGAGGGAGGGCAGCCCGAACGTGGTGGAGCCGTCCCCGACGGTGAACAGGTTCGTCACCGCGGTGAGGCCCTGGTCCTGCACCCACTGCCACAGCACCGGGTAGTCCGCGCGCAGCAGCGTCTGCCCCAGGCAGAACACGGTGCCGGTCTTCGCGGCGCCGCGGAACGTCGGCTCGAGGTCCCCGACCGGGCGCGTCGAGGTCCGCGCGAGCAACGTCTCCTTCAGGTCCTTCAGGTCGGCGGTGACCTTCGCGAGCTGGTCGACGACGTCGTCGACCGGGCGGTCGTCGGCCACCGGGTCAGCCCCGGTGCAGGCGCGGCCCGGCGGGGAACGCGACCGGGCGGATCCTGGTCACCGCATGCCACGGGATCAGCACCCGGTTCCCGCTCTCGTCGGTACCGGTGACCGCGAGGATGTGCACCTGCGGCGGGATCGCGGCCACGATGATCGCGAGCTCCTCGACCGGGGTGGACTCCCCACTCGAATCGTCGACGACACCGGCCCCGCCCGGGGGGATCCCCGCGGCGCCCATGAGGGTGTTCTGCACCCACGACGCGACGTCGGGCTGCGCCGCGTGGGACAGGTCGGGCACGTTCAGCGGCAGACCGTTGTTCATCATGCGGGGCGGACTCCTTTATACAATGGCTACACGAACTCGACGGTAACCGTTTCGACCTTATTCTTGTCGACGGACACGGAACGTTTCCTGATTCGGAATGCGCCGTCCAAACCGAGACGTTCGTGAACGCGATAGGCGACCGTATCACCGACGTTGTACGAGGACAGCGGAGCATCCGCGACGACCCGCATCTGCGGGCCCGGGACGATCAACTGATCGTTGCGGGCATGCAGCGTGCCCAGCAGATGATCGTTCAGCGTGGCGGTCTCGGACACCCCGTCGTAGGACTCGGTGACCGCGGCCCGCCCGAACTGGGCGCGCACGTTCGCGTCGAACACCGTCCCCCAGATCGGGTCACCGGTCCCGGTGCCCGACCCCATCACATCCGAGGCGACGTCCCCGGGCGCCACCGACGCGGCCGCATCGTTGGACGTGATCGACTGCCCGTCGAACACGATCGCGTTCTCGCCCGTGGAGCGGTCGACACCCTTCAGCGGGTACCACAGCATCAGGTCCCGCGTCGTCGGATCGACCTCGATGTCGAACCCGTTCTCGCGGCGCGACAACTCCTCGATCCGCTGCCCGACGTTGTGGTTCTCGGCCTGCAGATACGTGGCGTCGCGGGTCACCCCGGACGTGGCGACGTGGGATGTGCCGATCCCGTAGTTGCCGTAGCTGCTGTTCTGCCAGTTGCCGATCAGCGTCTTCACGATGGTGAACTGGTCGGTGTTCGCGAACACGGTGTCGGTGTCGACGTCCCAGTACCGCAGGTAGCCCAGCAGCCCGATCGCCTGCATCGTCACCGTCTCCGACTGGGTGTTCCACACGATCAGCGGACCGGCGAAGATCAGTTCACCGTCGCGGTAGAGCCACAGCTCCGACGGCATCTGCCGCAGCGCCCGCAGCCGCTGCACCACATCATCGGACAGCGACGAGATCCCCGCGCCGGCCTGCAGCGTCGGGACTTTCGACAGCTCGTCGACGTAACTCAGCCCGGTCCACAGGATCGAGTCGACCGCCACGAACGTCGGCGGCCCGGACGGCTGCATCAGCCGGGCGACCATCTGCAGCTCGTAGCCGGTGGTGCGCCCGGGCCGGCGGTGCAGCGTCGTCAGGTCGAACTTGATGACGATGACCGGGGTGCCCCACGACTCCCCGGAGGGGATCGACGTCGGCGACACCGTGACGGTGCCGGGGGTGATCGTCGGGGTGCCCCACGACTCCCCGGAGGGGATCGACACCGGCCGCACGACGCCGTCGTTGATCGTCGGGATGCCCCATGCCTCCCCCGACGGGATCGACACCGGCGAGATCAGCTGCGTCAGCGACGGGGGCGGATCGAACCTGCGGGCCCGCCGGCGTACCGGGATCCGCCAGCGGCGGGACACGTGGGTCTACTCCTCGGTTTCGATCGACACGACGTACGACGTCGACGCCGGCAGCGCGTTGTTGCGGTTGACCAGCACGATCGGGGTGGCCACGGCGGCCGGGACCCACAGCTCCTCGAGCAGCTCGAAAGGCAGATCGACTCCGGACTTCGCGTTGAACGGGACCCGGAACAGGTCCTGCGCGGCCAGCGTCGGCGCACCCGACCAGACGGTGTCGATGCCGGTGATCGCTGCCGCCGCGGTGCCGTCGTCCAGTTTGCCCGGCGTGAGGGTGGTGGTCGCAGTACCGCGGGCCGACGCCCGGTTGACGCCAACGACCAGCTGCTGATCGGCGACCGATGAGGTGCCGGCGACGGTGCCGATGATGATGCGGCGGATCCGGGCGCGCACGTTCGTTGACACCACCGCAGCGAACGCGGTGTCGACGGCCAGCGCGGCCGCGGACGTGACGGGTGTGATGAAGCGAGCCACGGGCCCCTCCTACAGGGTGAAGATTTTGTCGGTGCCGGTGGCCCACCCGACTGTGATGTCCCCGCCGTTCGGGGTGACCGGCAGGTTCAGGGCGTTGTCGATGTAGCCGATGAGCCGCTGCGCCGACGTCGCGAGGTCGGCGCCGCCGGCCGGCGCCGAGCTCTGGTAGATCAGCATGGAGGTGCAGGCCGCGCCGGCGCCGACGGCGGTGAAGGTCGGGTTGGCCGCGTTCGCGTGCCCGCTGGTCCCGGTCTTCGTTCCCAGCGTCACCGTCGCCACCAGCGACGCTCCGGCACCGGTGGCGTCGGTGAGGAACTTGTGCGACGCCGTGAGTGTGTACGACCGCACCAGCGAGCACTTGATCGTGCCGGTGCCCCACGCGATCTCCGCCAGGAGGAACCCCTCACGCCCGGGGTCGAACAGCGTGTTCGCCATGGGTCAGCCACTCCAGGTGTCGCGGTAGGTGATGGTGCAGGTCACCGGGGCCCCGGCCGGCACGGTGCGCAGGTAGAGCAGGTTCAACCCGCCGTCGGCCTCGGGTGCCGGCGCCAGGTAGAACGGCTCCCGCGGAGACTGCCAGGCCGCGTACTTCGTGACGCCGTTCAGGGTGACCACCGACGTCTTCCCGCCCACGATCCGGGTGCGCATGTCCCCGACGATCTCCGCGGACCGCTGCAACGTCGTCACCACGTCGAACGACACGTCCGCGGTGGCGTTGACCAGGGTGACCCGGGTGACGTCGGGGCCCGAGCTCGGGCCGGTGATGGAGATCCGCGGGTAGGCGCGCGCGTTGCCGGCGTTGATCCCCGACGCCACGATGACGACTTCGGTCTCCCCGACGGTCGGCGGCACGGTCAGGGTGTGCTCGACCGCCGAGTAGATCCGCGGGTCCGAGCAGCGGATCGTGAACGCCTGCTGCCCGGCCAGGGCCTGGACCAGGTTCATCTGCCGAACCAGGTCGATCGGGCGGTAGTACACCGACCGCAGCGGCCGCCCCGGATGCCGGAAGATCAGTTCGGAGTCGTCCTCCCGGGACGGGGACAGCGCCGCGTACAGCACCTGCAGCAGCTGCTCGACGCTCGATCGGCTCCCGTCGTCGGCGGGCGCGGACAGCTTGAACACCGGCTGTCGTGGCTGCTGCAGGTCGATGCCGCGGATCGCGCCGTCGCTGCGGGGCAGGTCGGTGTCGTTGACCGACATCGTCCAGCCCTCCAGGCCGTCGACGGACTCGACCGGGTAGTCGGTGCCGGCGCCGATGAGGGTGCCGCCCCACCCGCCGAACCGGTACTGGTAGTCGAACGGCCCGATGCGTGCGCGGGCGACCCCGACGTCGGGGATCGCCATGCTGTTCGCCTGGTTCGTGAGCTTCAACCGCCCGAACACCGACAGCCCGGCGTGACCCTGCACGCTGATCGCGTTCTGGTTCGTGGCGGTGAACTTCACCGGCCCGGTGACCCCGGACTTGAACGTCGCCAGGAACCCGATCCACCGCTGCGTCGACGAGAGCCGCGCGGACAGCCGCTGCGCCGCGGTCCCGGACGCGGTGCCCTGGTGGAACGACACACGCCCGCGTTCCCAGTCCTCGTTGCTGGTGTCGGGCACGGTGTTCTCGAACAGGCGGGTCAACCCGCCGGTGAACCCCGACTGCGCCGCGCTCGCGTACTGCGACCCGATGACCGCGAACACGTACTCCCCGGACTGGGCGAGCGTGCCGGTCTGCCCGGAGAACGGGTCCTGATTCTCCCCGCTGCTCCACACCAGCTTGTCCTTCGACGATGCCTGCGCGATCCCCGACACCTCGAACAGCCGCAGCACCACCCCGCGGTAGGAGTCCATCGAGATCGACACCGAGGTCATCGACGGCGCGTTCTCCATGTACCACGCGGCCATGCTGGTATCGCGCAGGAACACCGGGTCCAGCAGCGAGGAGAACCCGCCGCTGTTCATCCGCAGCCCCGTCTGCAGGCCACCCGTCGCGAACACCACCGCCACCACCAGCCGGCCCTTGACCGTCGGCTGCTGGAACGTCGCGGTCAGATACACCGACCCGCGGTCCCCGGGCCCCTGCTTGCGGACCTGGTTGAAGGTGGTCTGCTCGAGGTTCGCCACCTACGCGCCCCAGGTCATGATGAGCTGGCCGATGTCGAACTGGACCGGGGTGTTCCCGTTGTTCACGGTGATGGCGGCGTCGAGTTTGAACCAGTACTCCGGGGTGCCACCGGAGACGATGATGAAGAACCCGAAGTGGGTGATGAGCCCCCACGTGCCCGTCGGGTTCGCCAGCGTGAACGCTGTCCCGTTCGACTTCGTCGTCGTCCCCGCCGAGGTGGTCGCCGCCGGGAAGTTCGTGGCGTTGTTCGTGATCGACGGGCGGGCGTAGGACCCGCCGACCGGTTCGGTGAACCCCGACGCGTCGGTCGCCGGCGTGGTCGTCGACAGCCCGAGGAACCAGTTCGCGGGCGCCCACGTGGTCGCACCACCACCGAACTGGCTGTCCGCGATGGCGCGTTCCCTGCCGTCTACTGCTCCCACTGGGTTGCCTCCTGGGTCATGGGCGCATCATCGCGTCACCGCTTCGTGCGCAACAGCATGCGGGTCGACTGCACCGACTCGGCGAGGTCGGGCCCGGAGATGTTGAACGTGTCCCCGCCCGCGCCGGCCAACGCCGCGGACAACGACCGCACGTCGGCGCGCAGCCGCGACACCTCGTCGACGACCCGACCCGACCCGTCGCCGCCGCCCTGGTAGCTGCGCGTCTCCGACGGGGACAACACCCGCTCGGTCTGCCCGGACAGGTTGATCGCGGCGTGCCCCGACGACAGCATCGCGCCGGTGTCGGCCAGGTGCGCCGGCATGATCCCGCCGCGGCCGTACCAGCCGTGGGCCTGCCAGAACGCCTTCGCCCCGATCGGGTCCCGGTACCGGCTGGCGATGTAGCGCATGCCGGCCAGGGACTGCAGCGCCGGGTCGGACGTCTTCGCGATCCCGGTGCTGGCCCAGGTGCCGTTGAGGAACTGGAACAGCCCGTACGCCGTGCTGGTCGGGTTCTGCGCGTTCGGGCGGCCACCGGACTCGTGCTGGATGATCCACTGGAGGGCGGCGTACTCGGCGCCGCCGCCCCACCCGAACTGCGCGGCGGTCCGCTGGATGACATCCCAGACGGGGCCGCCGGCCACGGCCGACCCGCCGCCGCCGCCCAGCGCCGCGGCGGCGGCGGCGGCCGCGCGGGCTATCGCGGCTCGTGCCGCTGCCTCGTGCGCGATCAGCTTCGCCTGCACTTCCTTCACCAGCACACCGCGCATCTCCGCGGTCTCACGCTGGAACACCTCGGGTGCCAACGTCGAGAACCCCTTCCCGGCGTTGATCCACCCGCCGAGCGCGAGGTGCTGCCCGCCGGTCGGGTCGTAGATCCCGCCGCCGGAGAACTTGCGGGTGTGCCCGCGGGGCGCCTGCCCGCCGGCCGCGCCGGGCGCCGTGTTCGCCAGGAACGAGGTGACCCCGGAGATCCCGCCGCGGCGCGCGGCCGCGTTCGCGTCGGCGACGTACTTGCGCCCGTACATCCCGGACACGGCCTGCGTCCACTCCGGGCGCATCACGGCCTCACCACCGGACAGGTGCAGCCCGCCCGCGGTCGGTGAGAAGAAGTGGTGCACGTCGCGGCCCGGCGTGTTGCCGGGCATCACCCCGGAGTCGACGTAGGCGCGGTCGGTGCCGGGGCCGCCCCACACACCGCCGGCGGCGAGCCCGGTGTTCCCCGACCCGAGGACCTCCCCGGTGCTGGAGAACTTGTAGGCGGTCACCCCGGTCGCGGTGACGGTGAACGACCCGTTGGGTAGGTGGCTGACCTGATCGGCCATGGCCTGCAGCGACGCCTTCACCGGCCCGGACGCCATGTCGGCGAGCCTCTGCAGCTCGGCCTTCTGCGCGGCCGCGCGCTGCTCGGCGGTGGCGTGCGCCCCACCGAGGGTGTCGAAGTTCGACACCGCGGTGTGCATCGCCGCGGCCAGCGGCCCGGTCGCCTGGTCGGCGAGCCGGCCGAGCTCGTCTTTCTCGGCGCGGGCCGCGATCTCCGCGGTCGACGCCGCCCGCGCCGCGGTGTCGGTGCCGTTGGCCATCGCGAGCAGCGCATCCCGGGTCGGGCCGGTGGCCTGCCCGGCGAGCCGGATCAGCTCTTCCTTGTAGGCCTGCGCGCCGATCTGCGCGACGTTCGTCGCGCCGGTCGCGGTGGCGTCCGCTTCGGCCTTGCGCTGCGCCGCGGCGGCCGCGGACAGGTTGGCCTGCATCACCTGCAGGTTGGCCTGCGCGAGGTCGCGCTCCGACACGCCGCGGATGGCGGCGACCTTCGCGGCGTTGTCGTTCGCGGCCGCAACGTTGATGACGGCCTGCTGGTAGGCGACGTCGGCGTTCGCTGCGGAAGCCGCGGCCTTCGCGGTCTCGGTGATCTGGTCGCCCAGCGTCTTCGTCGCCGCCGCTGCCTCGCGCTGCGCTGCCTCGAGGACCGAGGTCGCGATCTGCAGGTTGCCCGCGGCCAGGGTCGCCTGGTCGGACTGCGGGCCGAACTGCTGGACGGCGTCGTTCCACAGGACCTGCGCGATCTTCACGCGGCCCTGGGCCTGCTCAACCCCGGACAGCTGGTCGACCTGCGCGCGCATCGAGTCGACCAGCTTGTTCACCGAGTCCTGGTGCGCCTGCTCGGCGGTCACGGCGTCCCTGGTCGCGGCGGCCGTTTCCTTCGTGGCGAACCCGGTGCGCTCGACGGTCATCGCCCGCGCGGCGTCGGCTTGGCTTGCTGCCTGTTCCGCAGCGGCCATGTCGTTGACGGCCTGCGTGAAGTCCTGCGACCCCTTCAGCACGGCCGCCGCGGTCTCGTCGGTCTTGTCGCGCAGGGCGTCGTAGAGGACCCCGAGCCCGATGATGGCCGCACCCAGTACCGGGATCGCCGCCCCAGCCTTGGAGAACGCGGTCGCGATCCGTCCCGTGGTCTCCTCGGTGGCGCCCAGCCGGCCAGCGAGCCCGGATAGCGACGCCCCGAGGGTGGTGACGATCCCGCTGACCGGCGACAGGACCCGCCACGACAACGCGAACGCCGACACCGCCGGCGCCAGCGGGCCCAGGGACGTGAGCACGTCACCGATGGCCCCGACGATCGGGCGCAGCACCGCGGCAACGCCCTGCGCCTCGATCGCCAGCCCATGCAGCACATCACCGGCGAGCTTCGCCAGCTGCGGGATCAGCGGCGCGACCGCCACGGCGATGTCCGACACCGCGGTCGCCATCTCGTGTAGCCCGCCGGTGCGGGCCGCCGAGGTGAGCGCCTGCGCGATCGCGGTGTCCAGGGCGCGGACCCCGGGCAGCAGGTTCGAGAACGAGTCGCCAAGCTCGCGGAACCCGGCGGCGATCCCCGACTGCGCGACTGGGGTCTCGAGGAACCGGCGCAGCTCCGCGGACACCTGCAGGGCGCTGTCGAGGAAGTCGTGCCCGCCGGCCGACGCGGCCTTGAAGAAGTCGACGACGGCATGCCCGACGTTGGACAGGACGTCGCCGAGCTCCTTGGTCTTGACGATCCCGGTCTGCATCCATTCCTGGAGCTGACCGGTCTGGCGGGCGTTCTCGATGAACGCCCGGAACTTGCCGGTCACCGCGGTGAGTTCGTCGGCCAACATCGGCATGAACTTCGTGCCGACGGTCCCGATGTCCAGGAACGTGGCGGCCACGTTCTGCCCGACCGGGATCATCTCGTGCATCGCCGAACGGGTGTTCGTGAATATCGTGCCGACGTCCTTCGTCGTCGACGCCGACTTCGCCCAGTCGAGGATGCCGGCCGCGGACTTGTTCAGCTCGACCGCGATCCCACCGAGCCCGGTCTTCAGGACCGGGAGCTCCGCCCGGGCCAGGCCCTGAACCTGCTCGCGCATCCCCGCGAACAGCTTGGTCTGGACGTCGAGGCGGATGTCGGCCCACGCGCCGCCCATGCCGCGGATCGCGGTGATGGTGTCGCGGGCGTTGGGCGGCAGCTGCGCCAACGCCTCGTTGACCTTCTTCAGCTGCGCGGGAGTGCCGGCCGGGCCCAGGGCGTCGCTGACATGGGAGAACCCGACGGCGAGGGTGCCGGCTGCGGCGCCGCCGGCGAGCAGCACGGCGGGGAGCAGCCCGGCGACCCCGGTCAGGTCGCTGATCGACGAGGCGATCCCGGCGACCTGAGGGATGATCGACAGCGCGGACGGGCCCAGGGCGATGCTGTTGAGGGACTTCCCCAGCATCGCGACCTTGATGAGGGTGTCGCTGAAGGTCTTGTCGACGTCGACCTTGACGGTGGCCTTGCGGCCGTCGACCCGGTCGACGGCCGCGTCGAGCACGCCGAGACGTTCCAGCGCCGCGGCGACGTCGGCGTCGATCTGGATGTCGCCGGAGTTGCGCAGCGCGGCCAGGCGCGCCTTGAGCTCGTCGAGCTTCGCGGTCGCGTCGGCCGCGGAGATGTCGACGCCGACGCGCTGGTTACCGAGCTCGACCAGCTGGCGGCGGAGCTCGGCCAGCTCGCGCTGTGCGTCGGTGGAGTTCGCGTCGAGCTGGATCTCCGGCAGGGACCGGACGGCGTCGCTGATCCGGCGGCGCATCCCGAGGGCGAAGGACCCGATGCGGGCCTCGGCGCGGGCGGTGTCGACGTCGACGTCGTAGTGCAGCGTCGCCACGGGGGGACCCCCTCGGGTTGGAGGTCCCCCCTGCGGCGGCCCTCGGTAAGGCAAGCACGTGGCTGTCAACCGTGTCGATCTCTGGAGATCGACATCGCCGATTCGAGATCTTCGTACCCGCTGGTCAGGCTACCTGCGGGGCGATCTTTCTCTCAGGATCGACGTTCACAACTTTGACAGGTGGTTGTACCGGGGCGGAAAGGATCTAGCGTACGGGCCGCTCAGGGGCCAGGAACGGCCCATCGCGTGTCACGCCCGTTGACGAACCGGGGGCATGGCGGCCCCCGCCTTCCCGCCCGCGCGGCGCCGGTCCGTACGGTTCGGCACCACCGCATCGGGCAGCGGCTCACCGTCCGTGCTGCGGATCCCGGTCAGCAGGTCGGTCACCTTCAACCCGTCCATGAACTCGTCGTACGGGGTGAGCGTCCCCGCGCGGCGCAACCCGATCCACGCGAGCGCCGACCAGGCCAGCACGGAGATGTTCTCGGGATCGCCGAGCTTCAGCCCGAACTCGTACATCGTCAGGCCGGCGTAGCGCTCGACCGCGTTCATCTCGGCCGCGGTGAACGTCGACACGTCGTCGTCGAGCACGATGGTGTGCTCGCCGATCTTCAGGGTCACCTGCGTCATCTGGTTTGCTCCTCTAGAACTCGCGGGCGACTTGCTCCATCCCCCGCTCGGCACCCGCGCGGAAACGCGGTTCGCGCGCGCTGATTGTCCCGAAGAACACCGGGCGCCCCGACTGCACCTGCCAGCGCGCCCGGCCACCGAACACCGGGTGCCGCCACGGCCACGCCGACGTCGCGTTCAGATACAGCGGCAGCGACCCCCCGTAGCGCGGGTCGACCTCGCTGGGCCGCACAGAGATCCGCACACCGGTCGGGGTGGCATCCGACGTCGTCGCGGCGGCCACCCGCGCCCGCAGGTGCGTCGAGCGCTGCGGGCGGGCGGTCCCACCGCGGCTGGACTGCACGTCGATCGACATCCACGCGGCCCGGACCGCGGCCACCGCCGGGCGCGCCTCCCGCCGGATCTCCACGCGCAGCGGCCCGACCAGATCGCGGCGGCCCTGCGTGACCCGCACGTTCACGATCTCCCAGCCCATCACGTCTCCTCACGTTCCGCGGTGAGCCGCATCCCGACGTGCGTGCCGCGGCGCACGTCCTTGCGGTGTCGCTCCAACCAGTCGTCGCCCTGCGCCTTGATCTCACACCCGCGGCAGTGCGACACGTGCCACTCCCAGGCGTGCGGGTCCCCGCCCTGCTCGGGGTCGAACTCGCGGGCCGCGAGCCGGCAGCTCGGACACTTCTCCGACTCGTGGATCAGCCACCACAGCGCCTTGTCCCGGTCGGCCGGCAGCCACACCGGGTCCCCGGGCCCGACGACCCGCCCGAGGAACACCGAGTGCGGGATCCCCCGCGGCGCGCAGTAGTCGAGCTCGTGACGGACGACGGGGTCCGTCAGCGTCCTTTTCCCACGGCCGCCGACAACCCGCGCATGTTCAGCATCACCGCCGCGTCGAACAGCCCGGCGAGCTCGCCGGCGGTGACCTCACCGGACTTCGCGAGCTGCTCCCAGTCCGGTCGGGCCTGCCCCGCCGGGACCACCACGGCCGCAGCGAGCAGATGCGGGCGCAGCGCCCGGGGATCCCACTGGTATCCCCGCGCCTGGTCGGCCTCGGTCGGCGGGTGCGCGTCGACGAGGTCCTCCCACTCGTCGGGGGGCAGCGCAGTCAGGGTGACCTGCAGAACCGGCTGCGCGTCGAGTTCGACCTGCAGCGCGTCGACACCGGCCCGTAGCGCGGCGGTGTCGACCGCGCCCCGGCCGCGGGCTTCCTCGAGCGCCCACCGGGCCCCGGCCAGGTCCCGCGCGACGCGGTCGTACTGGTCGGGGTCGCGGGGCAGCGGAACGACCTGGGTGGGAAGCCGCCGGCCGCGGAACTGGTCGGCCAGCGACTGCGGCTCGGCGGCGTCGCTCACGGGACGGTGACGTTCTCGGCGGGCACGTTCGTCGGGGAGAACGTGAACACCATGGTGTCCGGGTCTGACCCGGACGCGCTGTACACGTACTTGACGGACGCGACCCGGACCGGCCACACGTGCATCTTGCGGCCGGTGGTGTTCCCACCGGGGAAGATCACGACGTAGCCGGCGGTGTCCTGCGGCATGAGCTGGCGGGCGTCGGTGCCCAGCACCGACGGGTACATCGTCAGCGTCGAGTCGTCGGCGTTGATCGGGCCGGGGATCTTCTTCGTGAACCGGTTCGACACGTCCGGGGTGTCGATCTGGTCGGATTCCAGCCCGAACCCGGACAGGTCCATGACCTCCGGGGACAGGTCGGTGCCGGCGTTGAGCTCGCCCGAGCTCGGGGCCAGGTAGTTCGCGATGGTGACCACCCAGTAGTACCGGGCGGTGCCCCGGGACGTGTACCGGGTGCTCGCGGTGATGTTCGGTGCGGGCATGGGTCAGCTCTCCTTCGTCTTCGCGGCCCGGCCCTTGCCGGCAGCGTCGTTCGGGTCGGCGTCGTCGCTGGGCTCGGCGGCGTCGGCCGGGTCGACGACCGGGCCGTCGACCGGGGCCGGGACGGCCGGGTCCGCGTCGAGCACGGCCTGCGACTCGCCGGACATGGCCTGCTCGGCGGCGACCCGCTCGGCGTCGGCGGCCGCGAGCATCTCCGCGACGTCGCCCTCGGACATCTGCTCCCACCCGGACTGCCGGTAGATCGCCAACGCGTCGTGGGGGACCTCGGCGGTGGCTTCCGTGACCGGGTGCTGCACCCAGATCGTGTCCCCGCCGATCACGCCTGCCCCGATCCGAACACCGAGGCGACCGTGAACGTGGCGCCGGGGGTCTGGTAGACCAGCAGACACGACCCGGTCGCTGGATCGTTGTAGCGGCTCGGGACCGGGATGGCCCGGAACCCGACCGCGCAGGTCACGACGCGGTCCTGCACGGTGAGCACACCCTCGACCAGCTCGGGAGTGGTGAGGGTGACGGTGAGCGCGCCGCCGCTGGTGTTGTTGCACCACAGCATCACGTTCTGCCCGCCGACGATCACGTCGCCGGCCACGGACGTCGCGAACGTAACCTGCGCGCCGAGATAACCCGACGCGTCCTGACGTGGGATTGTCGCCACGGGGTGATCCTCCTAGGTCGTCTACTGCGGTCGGGTCGCGACGACCCGCACCGCGAACTGCACCAGCGCACCACTGTTGTCGTGCTCGTCGATCATCGGCACGTACGACTCGCGGATCAGCGCCAACCCCACCACCCCGCTCGCCCGGGTCGCCTCCAACACCGCGGCCAGCCGGGCCCGGACCACGTCGACCAGCTCGAACGCCCGCAGCATCCGGGCGACCCTGCCGGTGTCGTCGTCCAGGCCCTGCCACGCCTTCGCCGCGCACAGGATCTCGTAGGTCGCGGTGTCCGAACCCATCCACTGCGCCGACACCCCGGTGATCGCCTCGGTTTCCTCGGTGGCGATCGCGATCCCGATCGCGCCGGGCTCCGCGAAGTTCCCCGGGTCCCCGAGGTCGACCCGCACCACCGTGTCCGGGTCGTCGGTCACCGTGGCCGCGGCGGCCACCGTGGTCTGCGCGAACAGGGCCGCGGCGACCGCGGCGACCGGGTGGGTGCTCACGCGCCCACCAGCCACGGCGCGCCGATGAGGTCCTGGACCCGCGACACCGTCGTCGGCGCCAGCTGATCGGCGAGGTCGCCGCCCGAGCGGGTGTAGCTGGTCGCGTTCCCGCGCCCGTAGCGGCTGGACTGGGTGGCCCACAGGTCCGCGATGACCAGACGGGCCGCCATCCGGAACTCGGGCGGGATGACCGTGTACCCGGCCTGGTAGACGATCGTCAGGTTCCCGTACAGCGGCCGGCCACCGAGCTGCGTCACCGCCCCGATGTCGGTGTCGACCAACAACTGCGACGGCGACCACGATCCGGCCGTGTCGGTCCGGGTGATCGACGTGACCGAGATGACCGGCTGCTCGTACAGGAACAGCGCGCACCCCGACCAGACGCGCCGGGCCTCGGTGACGGTGCGGCGCACGATCGCGTGGTTCGCGAACATCGGGCCCTCCAGCATCGCCCCGGCGGCCACGATGATGTCGCGGATCTCCTCGTCGGCGACAGTGGACTTCGGGTTGATCTGCGCGCGGGCGTCGGCGAGCGACACGATCAGCGGGGAGAACGACGGCTCGACGTCGAACGACCCGGTCAGGGCCAGGGCGGGGGCGGTGGTCCGCAGCCACCACTGATAGTGCCCCTCCACGGCAGGGACGTAGTCGTACAGGTAGGTCCCGGTCGTCGCCGGCGGGTTCGTCACCGTCGGGGTGATCGTCGTCTGGTCGGGCAGCTGGATCGTCAGCAGCACCGTCGCGGCGTTCGCCGGCGCGCCGGCCGCGTCGCGCACCGACACGGTGATCGGGACGGTGTCACCGAGGTCGTAGCCCATCGCGTTCTCCCCTTCGTGCGGCCGCTGTGCGGTGGTAGTGCTCGCGGGCCGGTTGGCCCCCAAGGAATCAGCTCGGGGTGAGGTACACCCAGCCGCGGTTAGCGTCCGGGGTGAACGTCACCACCGTCGACGTCCAGGTCTTCTGCGAGCCCAGGTCGAGCAGGCAGATCACCGACTTGTTCGCCGCGGTCGCGTTCGTGTCGTCGTAGATCCACCCGTACTGGATGCTGGTCAGGCTCATGGACGGGGACACGATCGCCGCCGACGAGAACTTCGTGATCGACGCCCCGATCTCCGACCACACGACCGACCCGTCGATGGTGACGTTGTCGCGGCCGGCGACCGTCGTCCAGGTCGGCTCCCCCGCGGCCGTGGTCCCCGCTCCTGCACACATGTACAGGTGCCCGTTCGTGGTGACCGGCCGGACGACGTCACCGAGCACATAGGGCGTGAGCGTTGTCCACACCGCGCCGTAGCTGTTGGCCTGCACCGTGGTGATCGCCGGGGTGGGGACGGCGATCCCGCCGGCGACGTACCCGGTCCCGGACGCCTCGGACGCCGAGATGTCGGCGTAGCTGAACGTCGTGGTGAAAGCCGTCACCGGGTTGTACGCCGTCGCCATCAACGCGAGCTTCAGGGAGTCGGTGTCGAAATCGTGCGCCACGGGCGTCGCGGTCATGATCCGCTGAACCGTCTGGGTGCCCCATCGGTTGGCCATTACGAAGCTCCGCTCATCTTGGGTGCAGGTCGGTCGACGGGTGCGGCACTCGGCGCGGATCTCGCGGAGGATGACGCGGCGGGCTGGACACGTTCGGTGGAGACGACGGCGAACACGGGCCCGCGCGCCGTCGACACCATCGACGGGACAGGACGCACGACCATCGACATGTCCCCTCTCACGATCACCACGAACACGACGTCGGTGACGGCCTGCGACCCGGGCCCGGCGTAGGCGCGCCCCGGGGACGCGGCCACGATGACCGTGACGAACGCGGCCGCCAGGGAACCGTAGCCGCGGGCGCCGCCGGGCAGCGCCGTCGAGGACGCGACACCCGACGGCGCCACGCTCGCCCCGGCACCCCACACCCGGCCCGGGACTGTGCCGGCCGTCGACGTGCCGGTCACGGTGACCGCGGCGGGCCCCGAACCCGCCGCGCCGCCGGGCAGCGCGCCCTGCAGCGTCGTGGCCGCAGCTGCGGCGCCACCAGCGCCGCCGTACGCCCGGCCCGCGGGGCCACCGGCCACGGCCGCTGTGCCCGTGGTGGCTGTGCTGGGCGCCCGCGCGGTGGCACCAGAGGGCAGCCCGGCAACCGCGGCCGCGCCGGAGACGGTGGCCGTGGCGCCGGCGGCCAGCGAGGCGCCGGGCAGCGGTGCCACCGACGCGGCCGCGGCCAGCGAGGTCGTGCCCGCGTCGCCGCGCGCCCCGCCC